AGGATTTTGAAATGAATGAGGAGCGGGGTGGCGGGGGCGTGCCCGAGCCGACGATTGGACTCACACAGTATTCGGATATCCTGCATCAGACGGAGACACAGGAACGCCGTTTTGACGAGAGTATTATTCACGAACTCATGGCGCGTCTCCACCACCAGCGCGAGTACCCCAAGGGAACGGCATGCTTCTGGTGCTGTCACGGATTTCAGGGTCATTCCTTTGTTGTTCCCGTCTACTACGATGTCTACACGAGCATGTACAGTGCAGAGGGGAACTTCTGCAGTCCAGAGTGCGCCCTGGCCTATGTATACAAGGATTCTGAACTGTCTGAGCAGGAGCGGTGGCGCCGTCACTCGCTTCTTCGATCGCTGTATGGCGGTCTCTATGCCAACAAGGATGTATTTCCCGCACCCGACAAGCGCGTTCTTCGCATGTTTGGTGGAAACCTGGATATTCAGCAGTATCGTGAGTTCGTATATAACTGTACGAAGCCACTGCAGATCGCCATGCCCCCGATCCGGCTGTACGTCCCCTCTGTGAACACACAGGCCACTGCCAAGGACATCAAATCATACGTCTCTTTGACCAATGAGACGGTGGATAAGGCATCGCAACAGCTCCGCCTCAAGCGCTCCAAACCAGTTCACGAAGGGGGCGCGCCCACGCTAGATAAGTGTTTCACCATCGTTAAATGAGTTAGTCAGAGTTTGTTAGGAACAGACAATACAGATGATAAATCCACAGGAAATCGTTCGAATGGGAATGCTTTTTCAGCTGATGAGTGTCGGTCGATCTGGCTGGTCTCCGCTGATCAATTTTCTGTCGATCAACATGTACGATCGGATCGTGAGCACGTATCCGTGGTGGTCCGCCATCCTCTGTCGCCGACGTGGCATGCAGAATACCAAGCAGAATCGCGAGCCCTCGGCGGTGATTGAGTGTGAGCGTGGCATCCCGCCTCAGCAGTCCAAGGGACAGGCACCGCAGTTTCTCACACGTATGGACGCCGTTATTCACTATGTGGCATGCTCGCCGGTAACGCGTCGCCTGCTGTCTATTGCAAATCACGATTACCTGCCGTACGAATTTGAGCCCGTTCGTCTGTCTGAGGACATCTACTTTACCCTGACGCATGTCGAGGTAGAAGATGGGAATATCAAGAATATCAAATTCACGCTCTCCTGCTACGACCACCCGATCCAGACACTGCAGGCCTTTGTGGATTCGTGCAATCAGGATTACGAGCGCAGGATGTTGAATAAGCTGGGCAATGATCTCTACTTCTTTGACCAGGTGGTGGGGAACAAGGGCAAGCGCGCAAACCAGAACCCCCTGCCCACGAGCTACCTCGTGTACAGCAAGCACAAGTTCTCGACGACTCGGACATTTGAGAATGTGTACTTTGAGGAGCAACCGGTCGTGAAGAAGCGCGTCAACTTTTTCCTGAACAATCGCAGTTGGTATGAGAAGAAGGGTATTCCGTATACATTGGGCTTCCTCTTCCACGGACAGCCGGGCACTGGCAAGACGTCAGAGATCAAGGCCATTTCTAATGTCGCACGTCGTCACCCCATCAACATCCAGCTCTCGGAGATCAAGACAAAGACACAGCTTCGTCACCTATTCTTCAGCGACGAGATCCACGTGTTCAATGGCACAACACTGGAGAAGTACACAATCCCGATTTCGGAGCGCGTGTACATCATCGAAGACGCAGATGCCATGGGTGATATTCTCCTTGAGCGCAAGTGGAAGAAGCCCGTTGTCGAGAAGCCGAAGGACCCCTTTTCTCCTGAAGGCGATGACGACCTCATCAAGGATCCCATCGATCTCTCATTTCTCCTCAATCTTCTCGACGGTACGCTGGAGTCGTCTGGTCGCATTGTTGTGTTTACATCCAACTACCCTGAACGGTTTGATCGTGCTCTCATTCGCCCCGGGCGCATCGATATGATCATACAGTTCAAGAAGTGTTCGCGAACTATTATTCGTGAGATGGTGGAGGGATTCTACGATACGACCGATGTGTCGGGTCACCCATTGTTCAACGAGCCGAGTGTGGAAGACAAGTGGAGTCCTGCCGAAGTCAATCAAATCCTCTTCCGTAACTTCGAGGATCCTATTCGCGCAATGGACGAGCTACTCACGCAGCAGCCGGTGGCTTTATTCCAAACCAAAGAACATACGGAAATGCCAGACATAGCGGAACCGCTCCTATTATGAGAATGGACGTGGTCCAGCCGCCGGTAGCGCCCAGAGACGGATTCACAATCGAGGTTACGAGTCCAACGATGGGAACGAGCCACATGTAGAATAGGATGCTTGAATATCCCTTCAAAAAAACAGAATTTTCGAATATGATAGCATCCACTGCTTTCCATGCCACACGGTAGTAAATCAGGATACCAAACATGGTAAGGATGTACACAAAGTACGAATTCGCAGAGGAGACGATCGGAGTATTGTCGGAGGGGAGATTGGATACAGACGATCCTTCGGGTTCGATATCGGGGACTGGATCGTCGCTCATTATGTATTGAATACAAGATTTGCTTGGCCATTTGTAACTTTCAGAAAATTGTACGATTCAATGTAGATCGTAGAGTTGTATGCACCATACTGCAAGCTCTGATTCGTCGGTGATGGGTAAATTGTCTGTGTCAGTCCCGGCTGTAGTGCGGGAGCCACACCGGGTGTCGGGGATACCGTTGCAGCGCCGCCCACGGGGGTAGGCACTGGATTGAATACAGTAGACTTGACCACGCAGACCGGGACCTGTGCAAGGGATGCGTTTGTAATGAGTGTCGGAGGAGTCTGTAGGGTGTACTGAAAAATTGTCCTGTTGAACATGGATCCGTTCAGTGATCCACTCGGCTGTGTGATTTCATCTGGGGAGAGCGCGAATGAATATGTGTAAATTCCGGGGAGATCGGTTGTGAGACCGTCGGAAAACTTGTAATTTTGGATATCGCGGAAAAAGTTGACGTTCTTGGTATTGAACCGATCCTTGCCATCAAAAACAAGGTTACCCTCCACAAGAATATCTTGCTGTCCCATGCCATTCGCAATCTGCTTACCCGTATTGTAGAGCGCATTTGCGACATTGCTTTCCGAAGACCCATCTATCGGGGGGTAAAAGATAGAGTCCCAATTCGTGTAATTGTCCCAATCATTGACAGATGCGCGATCGTTGCGCTGGAATACGGCGACAACTCGAGTACACAAGTTGTACATGGGTATAAGTTGGTTATTGAGTCCGTACTGCTTCTCGTTGATGATGTAGCGAACATCCGTAATCAAGAACGTGCGTTCGTGCCCGGCAATGTATGCACGCTCCGTATCCGTCACAAATATGTAGTTGGCTTCCAAGTACGGGTCTAGATTCCACGAGAGCAGGGCGCGATTTGTGGAGTTTCCTTGGCGGTCGGGGTATGCCATGAAGTTCTGGATTCCGGCAGCGCTGTCTCCCGGGGTTCCCACGATGCGCGTTTTGTATGTGGAACTATTGGGATTCACATCGACGATAGTGAACAGGCTATAGAGATAATTGACAGTAATTGAAATTTCAACCTCCGTCTGTGGGAGAGCCACAAGTGGAATGGACTGGCCCACATCTGCGCAGAACCAGAAGGGCAGAGGGATAGTGAGCTGACGACCGGGAATGGATGGTGCAGGAGCAGTGCCGTCGGCGGGCATGATTGCGTTGGGGTACTGATTAAGCCGGCCATATGCGTTTGCTGGATCGTAGAGCTCCTGAGTATTGCCAACCATCTTATCCAGAATTTCGCGTTTCGTCTTGTCCCTGTTCAGGTAGCTAAGAATCTTCATCCACTCACCCGTCATGGTCACGATAGGGGTTCCATTGAAAAGAATGGACGCCTCAGAGATCATATTATAACCAATATTTCGTACCCACTGGTATTGGTATGCGACACCTGTGCCATAGCTATCCACGATAGAAATCGGAGACCATATATTGGGCAGGTCTACACAGAAATAGCAGTCATGGAGAAGATCCGCATATCGCGGGACCTTGAATTTAAATGTCTTGGTCCCCGCCTGCGGAATCGTGGTATCTGTGACATTGCGAACATCCAGACGATAGTGCTCCATCGCAAAATTGGTGGAGCGCTTGTACATCTTCATGAAGTAGCTCATGGATGGGTTTCCGTTCACAAACACGTTTTGGGCACCGAAGCCCGTTAATTGCATGAGTCCGCCCGGCATCTTATATTATACAATATGTATAATGTATTCTTCTTTTCCGTATATTCTTATTGGTCTCCTCATTGGATTCGTTGTTCTCCATTCGTACATGAGCGTTCGCTACGGATACGACTGGATTGGCCATCAAACACGGCGAGTCATTGCTCGCAACTTTAATCCTCGAACTGCCTCCATTACGGATCTTTACTCTATCCCTGCGACACCTTACATGGACCGATTTGGAACCTTTACCAAAATCCCAAAAATGAAGGAAAATATCAACTATTAAGTGGGCATCCAGTGATTCGCACCGGGTGCGACCTTTTCAGGGCGCTGAACGAAGCCAGTAACGCTATTGAGGCACGTCGCCTCGACGGATGGAATTTTATACGCATCGGCCGCGATAAATGTCGTCAGTGTAGATGAATACGCGTGCTTCTGAGATGCGGGATAGTTTGTGTAGTATGCAGACACCGTCTTGCGCTTTAGATATTGGGTTACCTCTGACGCGCTTGAAAACTTAACCGCGGGGAGCTGTTGCTTACCAGAACTTGGAGAACTCATTATATTTACAGCTAGGAAACACTTTATCATAAAAATGGCCCCTCTTCGCTTCCTTCTTGTCTCCACACACACTGAGCAGGTGACCGGATATTCGAAGGTATCCTATAATCTTATCAAGCAGTTGTCTACGCTGTCTCCACTCGTCAAGGTGTTTCATTTTGGGTTTCAGCGCGTCCCCGTGCGCACCCCGGCAGCCATGCGTCCGCTAACGGGTGTGATTCAGTATGATGCTGCCGCCAACGAGGACCCACGCGAGCAGGGCTTCGGATTCAACAAGTTCAAGGACTACCTTGAGACGGTGATGCCAGACATTGTCATGATCTACAACGATCCCATTGTCGTTTCGCAGTTCATCAGCACCTTCAAGGACATCCCGAAGACGTTCAAGCTATGGGTGTATCTTGACCAGGTATATGAGGGTGCGGACATGGGCCTCCTGCGCGCGATCGAGAACAAGGCGGACCGCATTATCTGCTTCACGGAATCATGGAAGAAGCACCTCCTGACCCGACTGACTACGGCTACGATCCCGATCGATATCCTGGAGCACGGCGTAGACACGCTGGTGTACAAGCCGATGAACAGCATGGAGCGCGCGGGGGTCCGCCGTACGATGAATATCCCGACGGATGCCAAGGTGTTCCTCAACGTGAATCGCAACAGCCAGCGCAAGCGTCTCGATCTATCCATCATGGGATTCACTCGTCTCCTCCACAAGTTCCCCAACGAGAAGTTCTATATGGTGTTTGTCACGTCTGTGAAGCCGGAGGGCGGGGCAGTATACCACCCGCTCCAGGTGTACATGAACGAGCTCAAGCGTCTGGATATGGACCCTCAAGTGTTTGGGACGCGCCTGTCTATTGTGGACACGACGCCCCCGGCCGCCTTTTACACGGACGAGTCCATCAATCAGCTCTACAATATCGCAGACATCGGCGTCAATACGTCGAACGGTGAGGGATTTGGTCTCTGCCAGCTTGAGCATATGGCAACGGGTGCCCCACAGGTTGTCCTAGACATTGGTGGATACCGCTCCTTCATCAACGAGGAGACGGGTGTCCTGATTGCACCGTCGAACTATTCCTACCTGCCCATGTCGGCAGGCGTGGGTCTCATCGAGCACTCTGTGACGGCCGAGGAGGTTGCGAGTGCGATGGAGACGGTTGTGGGCATGCTGAGCCCCGAGACGTCGCAGAAGTGCATTGATGTTGCCAAGACACGTCCGTGGTCACTAGTGTGTGATCAGTTCCTAGAGTCTATTATCACACCCACCCCTACTCCACAGTGAAGAATTGGATGCGATCTTTGAGCATGGTTCCGAGTCGCAGGAGTCGATTATTGTCGTCGAATGCGGGTGCGTCAAACACGTCCTTTGTATCGGGATCCACAAGGAAAACAATATCCTTGATACGAATTTTTTGAAGACGGCGCCCACGTTTGATAATATTGCGGACATGTGATGCATCGCGATCATCGTCATTGATTGCAGGGTTGTATGCGAGCGCATCGCCCTTTGCGCTACTGTCGAAACGAAGACACTGAATAACAGGTTGTTCACGACTATGAAGTTTCCTATGGATTTCACAGTCGACAGCTGCTTGTTTGATGAGCTTGGTAATAGCCCCCGTAATCCGCTGTTTCCGGTATGCGAGGTTGTAGAGGAACTCGTCGCTTGACATGAAGGCATCAACTGGACGGCCAGCATCTGGTGGTAGCTCATACTGTTTTGGGAGCGTATCCGCGCGACGGATCGGGACAACATTGAACGCCGTCTTGGAGTCTGCCTGTGTGGCGGAGAAGACGGAGAGGTAAAACGATACTCGGATTGTGCGCTCCTCGATCGGCACAATATCAACAGATACTCCGCCATCAAGAAGGCGCTGGCGCGTTGCGTGGGAGCAAAGACGAATACCGCGCCCAATGACCTGGTCGTGACGCGCAGGGTTCCAGTACGGCTCGACAATGTGGAGGTGTCGGACGTTCTTCAAATTAATACCCTCGGCGCCACTGGATGTCGCCATCAGGATACACACGAGTTTCTTACCCCCGCGCTTGACGATACTCTCAAAGAGGGATGTCGCATGCTGTGGGTAGTCGTTCTGAATGCCCTTGTAATCCTCGTTGTAGAGGAGACGGACCAACTCCTTTTCTGTATCGTCTTCCTCGCCAGTATAGAACGCATACGCAGGTTTCGCGGGATCAGTGTCGGGAGACTCACGATACTTACCCGCATCTTTCACCAGTTTGTAGGGCTGGTATCCGTTGGCATCCAGGATCGCGGAAAGAATGCCGAGACCCTCCAGCTTGCGGTACTGCGAGTATATGAACTGATTGCGGAAGTCATCGGTTCCCGTAGATGCCTGGATATTGGACAAGATCTTCTGCATCTTGGGAGAGTATGTTGCAAGGCCGAGATCGCGGAGATACTTGTCTGGATTCTCACGTAGTTTGGCTAGAATAACCGCCTTGTCAACCTTGTCGTTAGAGTCGTTCTCTGAGCGCACCTCACCAACATCACCGCGTAGTTCGGTAGGAACGGCATAGTTGCAGATGAGACGTGACACCACGCGATAGGAGGAAAAATCTTCATTGAGTGCCCCGGGACCCTTTGCCGTCTTATTTGCCTCGGACTGAATCTCGCGCCAACGAACTTCCAGATACCTGCCGAATTGATCGTCCGACATTTCAATTTTTTCCAGCATCTTGTCGTCGTCGACGCGCCGGGGGAGCATCCGCTCATCGGCGCCCTTGTAGTAGGATACCAGGCCTTGAATGCGCTTTTGGAACAGAATTGCGTTCTTGACATCTAGACCCTCGACGAACGTAGACATAAATTCGGAAAAGTCGGTAGGCAGGCATTCGAGGTATTCGCGCGTAATGTACTCGCGCGATGCGAGGACACCGCCCGGGAATGTACTCGCAAATGGTTCACGGATCGTATCCACCCAATCTTCGGGAGTAAGGGCGTTGAGAGCCCGGTCGTGTTGCACTGCAATACGATCACCGTCCTTGTTGTAAACGGACTTGAAGTGGGGAGGATTACGCGTCACCAAAACAAGGCGCTTGACACTGTTGAACTCTACCGTATCCACTTCAGCCATCTTCTTAAAGAACGTCTTCATCCCGGCTTCATCCCACGTAGGCAACTCCTTGACAGGGATGGATACGCGCTCGATGGGTCCGCGCAGGAGATTGAGAAAGAAGGCGATCTCATTGGGACGATTGATGACGGGCGTTCCCGACAAGAGCACCACCTTGCAGTCTTTGGCGTAGTAGATGGCGTCGTATAGTCGCCGCCCGATCTCAGAATTGTTGATAACGCGGGAGATGAGGTTGTGTGCCTCGTCGACAATCACCACGGAGTTATCGAACGTCTTGGATGTTTTGGGATCCTCCTCCGGGACGATACGCTTGACACTTTCCTTGTTCAAACCGTTATACGAAATGAAGTTGTAACGCGAATTAATGAGCACTCCAATCTGCTCATCGATACCCTTGCGATCATCTGCGCTCAGCGTATTGTAATTCGACTCACGTCCCGGAACTGTCACAAAATACCGGCCCTTCTGCAGGAACTCGGGCGTGATGCCCATCGCCAGCGCAGGCTGTTTATCGGACTCGATGCGAATGAGCCGGCGTTCCCAGAAACTACTCTGTTTGTATACGGGGTCTCCGCACTTGCGAATCTCCTGTCGAAAGTTGGTCTCCAGGGATGCAGGAAGCAGGACAAACACCTTCTTGTCCGAAATGAGCGACTCGGCTACCCCGATAGCAGAGCATGTCTTTCCCGAACCCAGACCATGGTATACGAGCAGGCCACGGTAGGGAGACTCTATCTGCAGATAGTCCTTGATGAGTTTTTGGTAGGGGAGCAGTTCCCGAGCAGAGGACCCGGAAGATGCCACACACGCATCTACACCCTCATCATCCTCGTCTTTTTGTGTTGACCTATATTTTAGGAAGATGCGTGCTATGTAATCGGCAAATGCCTTGCGATTGGGAAGGACAAATGCTGTCATTGTATGTTCAGAGCAAATAAAAAAGGTGTATCAAAACAATGAAACTGGAAGGCGATCCGCGTGTGTGGATGGTCACCATCTACCTGTTCATGGTATCCGCCCTCATATACTTTAAGCCTCCTCTAATGTTCGACGGACAGCGTGTGCGCGAATTCGGATCTGGAACTCGCGATGCCACTGTGTTTCCCCTCTGGTGGTGGATATTTATACTGGCGGTTGCTTCGTATCTCGTTGTACACTTCATTACACAGGCTTAACTGCAGGTGTTGTCTCTCCGGCTGCCTTGATCTTTGCATCCTTCTCCTTCTGACGCTCTACCATATCCTGCTTGAAACGTGTTGCCTCGTCAATGTCGGGGATACAGATTTCAGAGATGGACGTCGACGACATGCCATATATTCCCGCAACACACGCAAGTGTCAGGACGTACGCAATCGAAATCCACGTTGCACGATCTTTACTCCCAGCTTCTCCGTCAAACATGAGGTAGAAGCGGTCAAAGTATGCGCGCAAGAAATCAAACGTGCGTATCACGTACCATGCAAGGGTGGGGTACACAGCCCAGATGGATGCCTGAATCGCGCTCTTTGACTGGTCCGTCTTTTCGCATTCACGAAACGTAATTAGGGTAGAAAATCCGAATCCCAATAGAAAAAATGCGAGATATATCACGAGTCCGATACCAAATACGATACCTGCCTCTTTGCCAGATGTTATCGCAAAGATTGCCATGTCCTTATTATTGTCTCGGGAGACGAACTTCGAAGGTTTGCGCAATCGTCGACAGCTGTTCCAAGAGTGCCTTGCGCTGCGTGTACTGGGGGCGCGTGAGGAGCATGCAATCAGACAATGTCTTCCATCCAATCGCTGAAATCTCGCGACGTTGCATGGAGGAGAATCGTTGGTGAATATCAAACTCGTTGGGGCGAGTGAGCAGTGCTACGAAATACTTGTGTTGGTACGGAATGCTATTGGTTCCGTTGAATGTCTCTTCGAGTTGCATGCCCGATACCATTAGATATGAGGATCTCCGAATGTTAGTCTCTTCAAAGAATTCGCGCTCTGCACATCCCTGATCGCTTTCGCATTTGAGACGCCGACCCTTTGGGAATCCCCATTCGGGTTCCGTATAGATCGTATGCACAGACGCGATAATCGCCCGCACCGAATCAAACTTTTCCTGGGCCCGCTTGAATTCGCTTTCAAATTTTTCAATACTGTTCCATAGGCGCACCCACAGCGTTTCAAAGGCTTCGTTTTGGAGACGTGTGATCTCCAGCTGTGTCATGTTTTCTAGGAGCATGGTTACGTATGCAATATTGAGCGGATCGTACTTGCCTCGAATAAATTCCGTGTAGGACATGCTGTCTTTACGACGCACCATCAAGACTTCGAGATCGTTGATATCGATGGGCAGTGTCGCCGGAGATCCTGGATGATTTCGATTGCGCAGGAGGAGGATTCCACACGAAAGTATGGGGTCTGGGCATTCGCGAAACGGATGACCCCGTAGACCACAGTTGTTACAGAATATCGTTGCTGGGGGGAGAAGTGCCATTATATCAGTTGATACTTGGTGAGCCCTGGAATTTCGGCGTCCGTTTTTACCTCCTCTTCTAACAATAAGCATGAGTTCTAAAAAATGCTACGGAACGCCACTAGACATTCAGTCTGGTAAGTTTCTAAATATTGATAGTGCAACTGCGTGGGCGCAGTCATTGGTACAAGCACAATCATCCAAGACATACGCGGACATTGCAAAAGCTGTGAATGTCAAGCCAGATTTGTCAAGTGCACAGAATGCTTGTGATGGTGATTCAAAATGCGCAGGGGTTGTCCATTGGACTGGAGAGACTCTGAATCCTAAGTTGTTCCCAAAGATAGACGACGCGTTTATGCCTTTGAAAGGTTATATACCCTATTCTGGACCCGCCGATATAGTCGCAGTCAGCAGTTATATTAAAAACGCCAACACTCCCGCAGGTCGGCTGACGTTCACGCCTGTCGTAACATGCCCTCCCGAGGCTACCAATGCAAGTGTGGTTGACTCTACTCCCGATACCTTCTCTCAAATGGGAAGCTCTATCAGCGGAGGAATTTCATCTATAGGCAGTTCGATGGGTGCAGACATCGCGGCTACTGGACAGACAATCGCATCTGCACTTCCCACCAACCAGGCCTGCCCAGTGGCTCCCGGCTCCCCTGCTTCCATCGCAGCACAACCGGTAGACACCAAGGCGGTTCCTTCGACAACGACGGGAATCATCATTGCGTCTGTAATTGATGGAGTCCTCATATTGGTTCTCGCATATATGTACTTCTTCAGGGCATCCGAGACACCGTTTGGATCGCGCGCCATGTATTTTACCATGTACAGTGCTCTGGCGACCCTGCTCATATTTGGCATTCTCTTCATTGTGGAGGGTGTCATGGGAGAGCGCGCATCCTCTGGAAACCTTGCCCCTACCCCCGTTGACTCCAACAATACGTCGATTATATCCGCCATCCAAACACCCCCGCAGGCAGGCACAAATGGTGGTAACTACGGAATGCAGTGGTGGATGTACATCAAAGACTGGGACTACAAGTTTGGACAGGAGAAGCCAGTATTCAAGCGTGGAGAGTCTGGAACCATGAATCCGTATGTCTACCTCCACCCGACCGATAATAGCCTGTGCGTCAAAGTGAACGTGTTCTCAAACTCGAGTGGACACGGTAGCAGTAGCTCACCGGCGCCTACTGGTGCAGACGGAAGCTCCACAGACGATTCCTTCACCTGCGTCATGAAGAACGTGCCACTGCAGACGTGGTTCTGTGTATGCCTCTCTATGAGTGGTCGTAATCTGGATCTCTACCAGGATGGTCGGCTCGTGCGTTCCTGCCTGCTCCCCGGAGTTCCAAAGTCGCCACAGGGCAATCTGCAGATCATGCCTGACGGTGGATTCTCGGGCAGTGTAATCGACGTGTACCACTTGTCGCGCGCACTGACCCCGTTGGACGCCCAGTCCTTCTGTTCCAAGGGCACAAACGGCACCAAGTACGACAGCCTCCCAACAAAGACGCTGTTTGGATACAAGGTCAAGTTTGGAGTCGTGGATGATGGTGGAAAAGAAATAAAACAATACACGTTCTAAATAACAATGGAACTACGGACGATACTGCTGTCGCTGATGACACTCATTGTCGTCGGAATTGTGATTCTGATTATTTACGAGTTGCTCTATGCAACGCGTCAGAATGGAGCATATTCGCCCATTTATCCCTGGAAGACGAGCATCAATATCATCGACAAGCTTCACCATGGAGACGAGTACGTCAAGTTTGACACTCCCCTGCCCAAGTCCAAGAATGAGGGAGACGGTATCGAGTATTCGTATGGCGCGTGGATTCTTATTAATGACTATGACTTTGGATCCGATCGGCCCATCCTGTTCATGAAGGGACGTCCGGATATGTCGCTGAAGGCACCAGCAGTCTATCTCGTGAAGGGCAAGAACGAGATTCACGTGACACAAGATACGTACACACCCACGCGCCCGGGAGACATTGTGATTCGCAACCTCCCTGCCGGAAAGTTCCTGCATTTGGCCGTTGTTGTGAACCAGCGTTCGATGGATGTCTATGTGAACGGCCTCATTTATCAGCACCTGACACTGGCAACTCTTCCCCTGCAGAATGACGAGAGCGTCTATATTGCAGACAATGGTGGTTGGTCGGGTATGATTGGAAGCTTCAATTATTACAACTATGCATTGACTCCTGAGGAAGTCCGTGAGATGTCGGTGATCAAGCCGGTGCGTGATCCGAACGATCTGCCATATTACCCACAGTATCTCGACACGAGCTGGTGGATCGGCAAGCGCGCTTAACTGGCCATTGCGAGGGCACCCTGACTCTTATTGATTTGATCCTTACCATCTTGAACTTTCTGTTCAACATCGTGCAGTTGTTGACTGACATTCGCAACGCGTTTTGCGCACGTCACTTCATCCAGATGTTCCCTCCGTTTCGTCAGGAGAATGAGTACTGTGATGGCCAGGACGACAAATGCCACGAGAAGTAGTTTGTTATTCATCATTATTATCAGTATCGGCTAGATTATCTGCATTCAGATTATCGGGATCACCATACTTCCGCTTGCCTTCGGCCTTTTGTTGGTCGACAACCTTGCTGGATCCATCCATCTTTTTCTTCATTTTCGCTACCGTCTTTTCAATTCGCGTAAGAGTTTCGTCATCCTTATCGTCGTCTACAACCAGATATTCCCGTGCCGGATAGGATAGCATTATTAAGATACACACTGCTAATACTACGAATCCTACAAGAAGGTAAGCTCCGGATCGCATCTTTATTCTTAGTTATCAATAAAGATGTCATCCTGCTCATTCGGTGTCGGATCTAAAGATAGCAATGCAACATTTGTCGCCAGTATGCGCGACGCTTCAGATATTACGACATTTCGCCGTCAGAATGCTATTCGTAATAATTATCGCATCCTGCACGACAAGGGGCAGTCCCCGGTTGGTGGAATTCCGGTGACTGATTTTCAGGCGATTGCACATACCACTGCGGCATTTGCACCTGCGAATACGATCATCAGTGGACTTTCGTATCAGCCGTGTGTATCGTGCACGGGTCAGATTCCATTCAATAAACTAAATGTTCCCGGTCTTGTCCGTTACTAGTGGCTCGTGCGATACATAGCCACGCATGGTCTTGCGCAGGGCATCCTTGATTTTCTTCTTTTGTGTTCGATTATACTTACCGGGTTTGTATGCAAAAAATAGTCTCAGAAATTCGGGCGAGTTCTTGGGAGTCTTTTCATATAGATGCGATTTGTGTACCTTCATATCCACGAGCGTTTCTTGGTGACCAATGCAGTCTAGAGGCGTCAGCAGTTTAAACCGGCGCTTGTTCTCGGAACTGGCAAGGTCCATGAGTCGCTGTGAAATACAGACAATGCGGTCTGGATCGAATCCCTCTAGAAAATGAGCATCTGCATAGACGAACCCAAAGAAAAACTGAAGTAGGGTGGGGATTGACGCGATGCGCATTCCATCTCGGAGTTGGTGGTAACTGTGGCATGCATTTGATTCGAAGATGCGCACAATGAGGAATCCGCTATTGACCTCGATAATATCTACATGACGAGGAAGGAGCTCGGCATAGGCGGGCTGGTCCACAAGCTTTGTGGGCGTGCCACCCAATGCTTCCGCGAACGACTCCACGGCTTGGTTAAAGACTTCTGGGGCTGCCAGAACGTCAATGGGCACGTGCCATGTATTCTGACGATGGCGGGCGTGCAGAGCACTTGCATGTATGCCGAGTAGGACAATTGGCATGGACATCAGCACATGCTCAATCTTCGACTTTTCGTTGTCAGTCAGTACACTGTGCTCCCCGCGCGCAGTCGTCTGGCATCCGACGGGGTAGTGTTTGTTGAGGCGCATGAGACGCTTGTATACCTTGGGCCAGCGGTCCACGTCTCCTCGAGGACGGGAGAGTTCCAAATACATGGACATGCGCAGAAAGTTGGGCGAGACATAGTGAATCTTGCTTTTGACGATATTCTCATCCCACAACTTCTTGAAAATAGCCTTATCGAGGTAGGTGATATCTGCAACGCCAGTAAAGTCTACAAATACCTTAAACGTCATCAAGTGCGCCCCGGGCTTGACTTCGACCTCTTTGAACCCGAGTGTGTGGAACCGATCTGCGAGTTTTAGTGCGTGGAGTTGGGGCTCCTCGCTGTAAAAATCATAATCTGGAATATCATACTCCGGATCATAAAACTGCTCATTTTCAGGAAGCAGATTGTTGATAGCGGTTCCTCCGTAGCAGAGGACCCGAGATTCCTGAATAAACTCTTTCACGACTGACAAAATCTTCTTTATGGTCGGCGCATTCGCAGCCTCGAAATCCAACCGATCTTTCGCCTCCTGTGCAATTTTATCCATCTGTTGCCTCTATTACATATAACCTATAAAATGGATTGCCAAGAATATTACCGAGGAAGGAGTAATGGCGGATAAGCAGACATTGTCGCGTCGTAGGCGCACGAAGAGTGGCGAGGCAGCACCGCCTCCTCCCGATAAGAAGAACTCGCCAAAAAATCGCAGGTACAATCTTCGAAGCAAGTCGAACCCTCCGAATACCGTTCGCTGGGTAGACGACGACACCCTGTTTGAAGAAGAAGATCCCGACGATTCGACATACAACGGCGAAGATTCAGTGACTGAGGACGAGAAGGAGAAGGCGCAAGCTATGACGGACGTCCACGGAATTCGTGTCCCTTCCAATCTCCCAGTATCTGTCAAGATCCATCTTCATGTGAACGCAGGGGACGATTACGAGGAGGATGACGACGAGGAGGACGACGAGGACGACGACGTAGATGGATTTGATGATGAGGACGACGAGGACGAGGACGAGGACCTACCCGAGAATTTCCTGCAGGCTATGCTGGCCCGACACCTAGGAACGCAGGCACGACCGGGATATGGAGCTCCCCGCTTTATCATCGTGGGTGACGAAGAAAAGGAGGGAAAGAAGGAGGAGGTGTATGAGACACCTATCCAACTCTCGCGCAAGGAACGAACGTATTATGAAGAGATGAAGAAGGGCGCGCGGAAGGTGGCGCTTAAGAAGATGTACACGATTGCTGATCTCATGGGAGATTCCGAGATGCCGTACAAGTTCCGCATTCTTGAACTGAATACGACTCCCAAGATTCAGACGGAGATGATTCGCAAGATTGATGCGATTACGCGCATGGGGCCCGAGAGCGGTGAGGCACAGAAGATGCGTAATTGGATCGAGGGTGTTCTGCGCGTACCCTTCGGCAAGACCATCCCCCTGCCAGTGTCAATCAAGGAAGATCCCACCAAGTGCGCAGACTTTCTGAAGAATGCCCGTACGACAATGGACAAGGCAACCTACGGTATGGCTTCGGCCAAGACACAGATCATGCAGGTTCTTGCACAGTGGATCTCTAATCCCGAGTCGGTAGGCAATGTGATTGCGATGAAGGGATCGATGGGTGTGGGCAAGACGTCCTTTGCCCGCAACGGTATCGCAGGTGTTCTCCAGCGACCATTCATGTTCTTCTCACTGGGTGGTGCTTCAGACATTGCACATTACACCGGTCACTCCTATACGTACGAGGGGTCGTCGTGGGGTCGTATCATCGATGCAATCATGCAGGCGGGATGCATGAACCCAGTACTCTACTTTGACGAGCTGGATAAGATTTCGGGAACTCCGCATGGCGAGGAGATCACGTCCATGTTGATCCACTTGACAGATCGTTCGCAGAATTCATCATATCACGACCGGTACTTTGCAGGCATTGACTTTGATCTTTCACAGTGTCTGTTTGTCTTCTCGTTCAACGACGAGAGCAAGGTTCATCCTGTACTGAAGGACCGCATGCGCGTCATCACGTGTCCCGGCTACAAGGACGCGGAGAAGAAGGTTATTGTTGCAAATTACGTATGGCCCGAGATTCTCAAGCATGCGGGTGTCGCACGCGATGACCTGTCTGCGACAGAGGAGGCGGCGGAATACATCATCAAGGAGTATTCAAATGGCGAGGAGGGTATGCGTAACCTGATCCGCGTCGTCGAGACGGTTGTCTCACGCGTGAATCTTATCCGCATTTCTGATGAGGAGAGCGCCAAGGCATACAAGTTCTGGATCCCTGTCAAGTTCCCGATGAAGTTGTCGGTTGATAATGTCAAGACCCTGCTAACTGACTATTCACCCGCTGTTATCGAGACCTGGCGATCGCTGTACACATGAGGTTTAAAAGAACCGCGCACATAAATATAAATGTCGGGCGATTCACTGTTCCAAGAGGCGACTCTTCACCGTATTCAGCATTTCTGGCGCGAGGCACTTGCGTCGCATCACATGGATGGGGACGATTATATCCTCACAAACCTCTCACTTGCCAACTGTGTTCTACCGCTGATGCACTCACATCCCGATATTCGTAACGGTGAGAACTTTGTTCTCGCAAAGCTTTTTTCCAAGATTGCAGATCGTATCCATGCAATTCGTACGACTGTGATTGTCCCGGAACACTGCAAGTTCTGGGTACCACTCAATACTCTGCCTGCACCCACACTTCTTTCACAGCGCATGCTCCAGCCTCTTCTGACTGATTATTTGATGTCAGACGAGCCCGAGCCTGATATTGAGAATGATGCACCCCTCGACGATGTCGAGGATGTAGAGGAGGTCGACGAGGGCACGCCATCTATCGTAGAGGTTCCAGTAGTACCCTCTACACCCGAGCCTGCACCTGCTCCTGAGTCTACTCCTGCACCCGAGTCTACTCCCGAGCCCGAGTCTACCCCTGCACCTGAGCCTACTCCTGCACCCGAGTCTACTCCCGAGCCCGAGTCTACTCCCGAGCCCGAGTCTACTCCCGAGCCCGAGTCTACTCCCGAGCCCGAGTCTACTCCCGAGCCCGAGTCTACCCCTGCACCTG